GAGAACTTGACCGACTCCTGTGTGATTATTCTCATTAAACGTATATCTTACAGCGAATATAGGGCGTTCTTCAATGCTGTTATCATGGACAATAAACATATTAATCGGACTATTGTATGTCGCTCTAGTTCGTTTATATTCATCTTGATACACATAAATAAAAGCATGTCCGAACACGCTTGACATTTTTGCAAGCTCGAACTCTGAGTCTTCCATATCGTTAATCTTACGAAAATCTGCGACAAAATCGTTTACGGTTTCGTCGTCATGTTTAATCTTAACTGGCACACCAATTTGATAGCCTGTAAACGTATCGACAATGTACTTAGCGTAGTTAAACACCAAGCGATTGTCAGGTTTCCAACTTTCTTTTTTAGGCATTTTCAAAACCTCATGTTGTGAGAGATACATATCCTCACTCTCAACATAATTCTTAACTAGCTTACTCATGTGAAGCCTAATCGCTTCAGTAACGACTTCTTCAGTCACTACATCGCTTGTTGTCGTAATGACTTTCCGTTTATTAACAAAAACTTTTGCCAATTTTTTAAAATCCTCCTTTTAACATTTTGATTTTACTTCCTGTACCAGTACGCTCTGAGTAAATCGCATACCGCACCGCGTCCAGTACGTCATCATTCTCTTTTACTGGTTCGCCTGTCTTTTCATTCCAGATGTATTGGTAAACTTCATCCTTGAACTTGCTTACCTTGTTTGAAACAACAAAAAAACGCCTAGCTTTCATCAGCTTAGCGACTTCCTCAATACCAGATAAAACCGATTTATTGGCGTTAAATGTCCTTAATCTCTCTCTTTGAAATCTAGCAACGTGTTCAGGTCGTGCGCTATCTGCCCAGAAAGTAATATCGCCGTATCGTTCCTTGATATTCTTAGCAACATCAACCCAAAAGTCTATCTCTTTGTACTGATACGCATGTTCTTCTAGCAGGTAAACGTCACCCTCTGGCGTTTCTCCGATAACGACGATAGAGCCATAGTGTTCATAACCCCAGTCAACGCCAGCGTATATCTTAGTGATATTTTTTGGAATGCTATCCACAAACATATCTTCACTGAAATCACGATAAACAACGCCCTCACCAGTTACCCACATACCTAGAATGTCTCTATCGTAAAATACACCTTCTGGAGTAGCATTCTTGATATTATTGCGATATCTTTCAGACATGAACGTGTTATCATCCAGCTTGAAATGAAAGTCTATAATCATATCATCACCAGAGTTTATATAATCCCGTCTGAGCCAGTGTGTTGGAATGTCGGGGTTACTATCCCAAACAATCCGCGCTCCTTCTCCAGAACAACGTGAGATGATTTCTTTGAACACTTGTTCGTTTGCAAGAGATGCCTCGTTTATGTAAGCACCAAATGCAGTAAACCCACGAGCGCGCTTTAATCCAGAAATTGAGCCTGTATAAACTTGGATCACCTTAACACCACAAAGAGTAAAAGCTCCGTGCTTATCGTATTTCGGTTCTATGCTGAACATGTTGTACAGTTCTTGAATGATGTTGTTTTGTATCGATGTTGAAGACGTTCCAGCTAAGATGTACATTGGTTCATCAATGTTTAATCTATCTGCTGTCTCTCTCACTCGTGCAATCTCATTCATAAAAACTATGTTATTTAGAACAGTCTTACCTGAACGTTTCGCACCATGCAGCCCACAAATAAAGAAATCATCATTCAATACTCGTTTAAGGACTTGTTCTTGTTTATGGGTGAACTTATTCGTCATCAAATGCACCTCTTAAAGCCTTAGCGAAATCTATCAGTTTGTCATCTTGTTCGCTATCCCCACCGATTTGTGATTGTAGTTTTTCAATTTCAAGTTTTAGTTTCTTATCAGCTAACTCTAAGTCGTTGAAACTCATATTGTTCATGCCTTCTAGCGATGCAAGAAAAGCATTGGAATTAGCTTGCCTTACTCCTTCACTCTCTATACTCGCTTTAGCTTTGTTCTTGAGCCACTCATATTCATTGAACGCTTGCTCCCTAGACCACAGCGCCATATTTGAGAATTGTTTTAATAGCGCACGATACCTTGCCCTAACCTTGCCGTCCTTAAAGAGTTTACTTGCTTTTTCATCAACAGTCTTATCTGTCATTTTTTCGGCATTATAAGCTTGTCTATATGCTTTCCTTTGAGATTGTCCAGCGACTAGTTGTTGGACAAATATTTCTTGTTTTGTTGTTAACTTACTCACTCACTGAACCACCTCCCAATGAATACATAAAAAAAGAGCCGTTTAGAACGACTCACACATTTTAAATAAAAACCCCTCGAGCTGGAGGCTCGAAGGGAAAAAATAAAGGAGTTTAAACCACGAGAAAAAAGAATGTCTTTTTCTACATCTTTCCACATGATAACTATATCATGAAATCTTTAGTATTGTTTGGTACAAAAACACCTTTTTTAGTACAGATTGAATCTATTTTTTTGATAGCCTCATCATGAAGAATAAATAATGTTGTTTTAGAAATTTTCAATTCTTCAGCGATTTCATCCCAGCCTTTAGAAGAAATATATTTCATCCAAATGATTGTTCGTTCTCTAGAATTATCTAATTGTTCAATCGCTTGGATAAGTTGATATTTTAAATCAATCAATTTGTCTACTTGGTCATTAATATAATCATTCAAATTAATTATTTTAACGTATGCATCGTCTTTTAGACTTACTTTTGATTCTTGAACGTTTATTTCTTTTAGAGACGGAGATTTCAAAAAAGAATTATTCAAGCGGTCTAACTCTTCCATTTTTGATTTTACTTCCAAATCGATTAAACGAATTTGTTTTAATTGATGTTTAATGCCCATTCTTCACATCCTCTCTAATCCTTTTGACTAGCGTTGGTCCAAAGTCTTCAGTATCTGATAAATAATCAAAATATTGACTGAAAAAGAACCGCTCGCAGTCCATTTTCATATTCCATGCTGTTTGATGATATATTTTCTTGAAATGTGTTTCTCTCAAATTCCAATTTGAATCCACTACACGTTTTGAAAGCAAGCGCCTTAACGCTATCTTGTAATCATCAACCGCTCTTTCTATGATTCCAGCACGTAATCTGTAATACCATTTATCTTCCATTATCCACCTCACAATAAAGCTTCTAATTTTTCAATTTGAAATCCTGACCATGTTTTTGATTCGTCGCTCAATTCATCGTCAATAGCAACGACTGGAAGTGAACTGTATCCATAGTGTTTGAGTAATTCCAACGCTCCTGGATTTGCTTCAATATCCACGGCTTCAAAAGGAATATTGTTCTGAGTCAGCCACATCTTTGTCATTTCGCATTGCATACATCTAGGTTTAGAATATACTGTAATCATTTAAACCCTCCTTTTCTACACATAATATATTGCACTTCGTTTATACTCGTTAAATTCGAAAAGCATTTGTCCTGATTCGCTAGTGTCATATCCAAATGTTTTATCATAGCTTGAATGTTTGCTAGGGCTTTGTAATTGATACCAAGTTAAGCCCGCAAACGATAGTGACTTCTCATGATGGAAGTGTCCAGTAATCAAATATCTTGATTGACTTTTTCCCCATTCCTCTCCAAAATGTGAGACCATAATCTCGAATAATTTATTAGGCGATTTCACTTTATCGCCATGATGCATGAATATAGAGTGATTGCCTAACCATGCATGTTTAAATTCTTTGATTTCGACATCGAATTTTATTTGAGGATATATATGCTCTAGCATACTCACAAATAAATAATCCACACTAGGAGCATGATTCCCTTTTAAGTACACGACTTTAACGTTCGGACTATTTTCTAACGCTAAATCAAGCAATGGACTAAGGAAATCATAACCAGATCTTAATCCAGCCTCAAAGTCGACATCATCGACTCTAGTTCCTCTTTCAGTTGTATTCAGAAAATTATCAACATGAAAATAATCTCCGTGCAGCGTTATAAGGATTTCTTTATAGCGATTCATAATACGTTCCGCAATTTCTCTCTGTAATTTCAAATAATCAAGATGAGAATTATGCCCGAAGTGTAAATCTGACAAAGGAATCAATAAGTATTCATTTGGAATTCCCTTATCTAATAATTCAATTTTACGTTGAGGAATATCTCCAAAGATTTTCTTAACATCTTGAGCGGACATATCCCACCTTTTAGGCACTACAACGATTTTCGATTGATAATTATAATAAGTTTCTCCGTTTGTTGGAGTAGTCCATTCATTAGATGTTGCTGTTTTTAGTTTAACCTCATCAGGATTGAATCCATGTAATCGAATAAGCTCCTCATTAGAGAATACTTTTCGTTCTTGCTGTCTTACTCTGATTTGAGACCCGATTGAACCATCGTTATTAAATTCTCTGGTTTGAGATTTTTCAACATTTACTCCTTGCCTTTGTTGAAATTCTTTGTAACGTGGTGTACCTCTGACCTTGCCTCGAGCGACTTCCATACTTGCAAGATTGAGCCTAGTTGCAATTTGTACCCAGCTCAAACCTTGCTCTTTTAAGTCCATGATTTCATCCTGTATCGATTTTGACATTCACACACCTCCCTTTTCCCTTTTTCTTCCTACCCTTCTTCAATCAACCACTCAATGTTCTTTCTAGCTTTCTTTAAGTCTTCAACTCCATTTTTTTCAGCATATCTTAATAAGTATTCAACAGCGCTACACCATCTATGAGCTTCCATGCCTTTTTTATTTTTCACAAAGTTTTCAAGTACTTCTTTCACTTCTAATCCTTTTTCACCTACATAGTGACTAGGCTTATTTACTGCTTCTTTTATTCGAGCATTTTCTTGTAAATTCATCTTTATACCTCCGTATTCATATTGATTACGTGTGATTGATTAAGTTGTAGTGTTGCATCAAACAATACGAAACCTTTGCCATTTTGAGCTACTTTTACATCCACACTTTCAGCTTCCACACTAGGTAAAATCACAATTGGTTTAACCTTTGAAGGTGCGTTGCTAGGTAGTTCAATTTGAATGTATGTCGGTAATAGTGGTTTGCCAATTCCTAAATTTTCGTGTTCTTTTTCAGTTAAAAGCCGAATTTTATCCGTATTATTTTTATCAACCCATTCTTCTAGTCCTTTTTCTAAGTCAGGTAAGTATCCTTTTTTAATGCTCCATCTTCTATATGCCGTGCAGCTAACATCAACCATATACTTTCTGAACGTGACTCGATATTTTCCATGCCATTTATTCTATACCCACCACTATCTGTTAATTCAATCGTTATTTTTTTCATCTACTCACACTCCACAAACAATTCTTCGATTTCATCACCGAATAATTCAATAGCTTTTCTTGCGTTTTCTTTTTCTTTGAAATACCCAAAATTCTCAAAACAATTTACACTGTATGCCACTTGGATATCTAGTCCTATTCCGTTTAGTGCAAAGCAATATTTGCGACTGTGGTTGTCTTTCCAATCCGGCTTCCAATCCCCATTGCACTCGTCTCTGAACGCTCTGAATCGTGTCAGTAGATTTCTGCGTTTGGCTTCTAGTTCTGCTGCTTGTTCAGTTGGGAATGTGTTACCTTGACTAAAATATTTATTATCGGCTTCTATGTTCTCCCAACAATCTCGAAAAACGTCTCCACTCGGTTGGAGACAATAATGTGTATCCCCATTCTCATACGGGCATTTCATTTCCCATGTATCTTCCTCTTCATCAGGAATTTCAACATCAGGTAATATTTTTGCTAATATGTCTCCGAGTTCAGTAACTACATCTTTGAAATTATTTGCTAATTTTTTCAACTCTTCCATAAGAGCCTCATACTGTGTTTTATCTTTCATATTTATCCTCCTTTAAAACGATATAACTCCAAGTAACTCTAAGATGCATAGAATTAATATCGTGATAGCTATAAGCGACGCAAATATTAATTCTCTAGTTGAATCATCTTTTGTGACCCAGTAACAGATATAATAAAATATTCCAGAAACGATAATACTCGTTAAAATTTTCATTTAATCACCTTCTTATCTATTAATGTAGTAACCAGCAATTGCATCTAATATAAAGAATCCTTCATGTACTTCTTTTTCATTTCTAAACCGCCAAGCGTCCTTGTCTCCTACATAAGTAAATTTAAGGTATTTTCCATATTCAATACAGTATTCCCTTACACCGTAGAAAATATATTTTTTTTCATCTTTAAGTAATACAGTTAGTGTCATTTAATATCCCCTTCTTCAATCAACCATTTCAGGATTTTTCTTTACAGCTTCATTTAAGTTAATGGCATCTTCCACCGCCTTCAACGATGCTTCAAAACCTAGTAAGAAAGAAAATCGTTCATTGTAGCTCATCTCTTCGAGCTGCCCATAGTTGATATCTTTTTGGAATTGTTTCAACGCTCTGTCATACATCGACATATCCTTGTACTTACAGTGCGCAACGATTAAGTAATGCACATCATCTTTTAACTTTTCAAATTCATCTTTAGCCAATTGCCTTCACCGCCTTTTCTAGATTTACCAAATTTTCTACAATACGATCTCGAATATGAGCTGCAACTGAGTACGGGTCTTTCATAAACTTAATCAACGTATTTGCATTCACTTTTAATGCTTTGGAAGCAGCTAACATCTTCTCACTCGAATCTTCAATCATTCCATGGATGTACGTGATCGCTTCACCGTAATTTTCACCCATGTATTTAAACGCCACTTTACTAACTCGTTCTTGATACGGGTCCTTAACGATAGTCCCTTCGATAGCATGTTCTTTTATAAATTCCAGTACTTCATTTGGCGTTCTAAAGTGCATCGCTTGTTTAATGTCAGTTGTAAATTTATGCGTATATCGTGGATGATTCTTCGCAAGATACCCCATCATGCTTGAGTAGTCTTCGATATGTTGGAAGTACCATTGTGGATATTTAGCATCTCTAATGACATACATTTTTATATTGTTCATGAGCATCTCTCCTTTACTATTTTTCATGTTTTATCCCTCTTCAGAATGGTAAGTCGTCTGTAACGTCTAACGTTTCTCCGCTAGCTGTAAACGGGTCGTTATTTGCAAAATTTCCGCTCGAATTCGCGTTTTTATTACCGTTGAATGTATTTACATGTCCGCCGTTAAAACTCTCTCTATCGCCCTCTAATCGGCTTGTAGCGTTACGTGGTTCAAGTAAACTAAAGTTTTCTGCTAGTACCTCTGTCACGTACACTTTTTGTCCTTGTTGATTTTCATAGTTTCGTGTTTGAATACGACCCTCAATCCCTACCTGTGAGCCTTTGTGTGTAAAGTTTGCAAAGTTTTCCGCCGCCTTACGCCACATTGCGCAGTTGATAAAATCTGTTTCCTTTTCGCCGTTTTGGTTCTTAAAATTTCTTTCTACCGCTACCGTGAAACTAGCGTATGCAGTCCCGTTCGATGTGTAGCGTAAATCTACATCCCTTGTTAATCGTCCTACTAATACTACGTTGTTAATCATTTTCTACATCTCCTATATATTTTTTCCATTCGTCAAGGTTTCCCTTTTGAATCTTGTTTACTCGTTTAAATTCCTTGATTGCTTGCGCTTTGAGTGGCAATACTCCATCTTGCCGCGCCTGGTCTGTTACTAGAATAAAGTATCCAGTACGTCCGTTTCTTACTCCTACAATAACGATGCCGTAATTGTTGATTAACTGATCTATGATTTTCTTCACTCGTCTTGTAGAAAGTCTTGTCTTTGCTACAATGTCTTTTATATTCACTCTGCGTTCGTCACTAATCGGGATAAGCGATAGGACTACTCTTTCAATCGGTGTCATTTGTTTACTCATATTGCCACCCTCCTTTTGTCTTTTTAACTTTCAGTAACGCGGTATTGTATCGTTTCATAAATAGCTTTTTCTTTAGCTTGAATACGTCTGTTTCCATTCCTTTTACGTCAACGTAAGTCAGCGTGCCGTCATTTTCTGTAATGATGAAATCAACTACATAAAAGATAGGTCTGATTTTCCCTTTGACTCCTTCGACGTTAAAGCCTTCTTGCAGCAACATTCTTTTTTGTCGTTCAAACCCTAAGATTTGACGTTCCGCAACTTGTTGCTTTAAGTGTAAGTAATAATCGCCTTCCGCTTTGCTATCAAACTTGATACCGTCTACTTCTACTTTCTTTGCGTTGTACTTTGAATATCTCCTAAACATTTATTTATTAGCCGCTCCCTCTCTTTCTTTTGCTCCATGGATAAATTTTCTCTTTCTCTCAAGATAGCCTTCATCCGTCGTTTTCAAGTTGGCGATTTGTTTAACTAGTTCCGCGTATCTTTTTGGATTAGACTTGTAAAACTGTATTTCCTTTTCTTCTTCGCTCATTTATCCTCCTGTTATTTTGCCCAGTCGGGTACAATCTCAACGTAACCACCTTTTTTATAATTAGTCGGTTTGTTTTCCTTATGTCGTTCATCACTTGCTTGTGCTTGTTCTAGTATTGTAATTCCGTCATCTTTCCACGTTTGCCATATAGTGCGCATGTACGAAAATGGGTTTTTTGTTCCGATAGAACGTTTAAAACTCTCTATAATCATTTCTTTTCCATAAACTCCTAGCTTTTCTTTTAATTCAAGCTGTACGATTGAGTTAGCTACCCCAAAATTTTCTTGATACATCGTAAGCAATTCTTGAACATCTTTATCGGTTTCATCTCTACTAGTAACTTGTTGTTGATTTAGTTTATTTTTATTTAATTTAGTTTTATTTAGTTTTATTTTATTTAGTTTTATTTTATTGCCATCAAATGCCATTAGTTCGCCATTAGTATCGCATTGGCTTTGCTTTGGCATTGCTATAGCATTGCTATCATTTTCCTTTGGCATTGCTATAGCATTGCTATCATTTTGCCTGTTTTCCCATCGTTTTTCTGCGCCTTTTTTCCCTGCTTCTGCTCGTTTTTTTCTTTTTGCGTCCATCATTTCCATTCGCTCATTAAAGCTATCGGAATAGAAATATTTACCATCTTCCGTAATTTTGAATAAGTCGTAATTTTCAACAACTTGTTTTACTTTTTCGGGGTCTACTCTTAAATCAAAGGCTAGTGTAGTGTAATCGACTGTACTTTTATAATCTTCTTCTTCTCTTAATCGTTCAATCAACATGAAGAAGATTCCGTAACCTTCAGCACCTAACCCCATTCGAACCTTCATTAATTTATCCGAATTTCTTGCGTTGCTATCGTGTGAGAAATAACTTTTCATTCTTTGCCTCCTTTCTCCTTATTTTCCGATTCTTAGTTCTTTCACTGCCTCCTCGTTTAGTAGGATTGGCTTAATATGATATTTATTTTCAAATGCGATTTCTCCTATCGTGTGCCGTTCTGTGTGATGCGTTCTACATAGGCAGTAGTAACGTCTGTTCGCGTGGTTTATCGTGTTTCGATTGTTTCCCATTCCTACAGCGTCTACATGGTCTACATCGCTATGTTGTTTTCCACAAATAAAGCACGTACGATATTTAATGAATAGAAACGCCAATCTAGCGATGTCAACTGCTTGATAGTATTCCTTGAA